GTTCCTGCTGGCAAGCCTTATCAAATTGTGGATGTGTCAGAAATCCCTACCGACCGCACATTCCGTAACGCATGGGAGTATGAATGATTACGATCAACATGACCAAGGCAAAAGAGATTGCCCACGAAAAGCGTCGTACCGCCCGTGCGGAGGAGTTTAAGCCTTATGATGAAGTCATAATGAAACAGATTCCCGGCAACGACTACACGCAAGCAGAAGTCGCTCGTCAAGCAATTCGTGATAAGTACGCTGCATTGCAAGCACAAATGGATGCCGCACAAACTGCTGACGAACTCAAAGCACTGCTGCCCGAGGTGTAATCAATGGACTGCGGCAACCGGCCAGAGTGCAGCGAGATTGCAGACCGTGCGGTCAAGAAGACCTTTGCCATCTTGGGCGTGGACATTGATAAGCCTGAGAGTGTCGAGGAGTTTCGCCAAGACCTACGCTTTGGCAAACGCCTGCGCAAGATTGCCGACCATGGCACCCTTGCCTTCTTTGCGGCAGTGGCGGTGGCCATCGTGGCTGCCTTATGGATTGGCATCACCAGCTCCATCAACAAGGGTTAATAAAGTTGTAATACAACCCAAGCACAGTCGGACTTTCAGAAAGGGGGAACCAGTGACCAAGAGTCCTGACATTGTTCTGGTTGAGTGGATTGATGCCTGCCACTATGAGGGCTGGCAGTTCGGTGAAGACACGCAGATTGATGCCAACCCGGTCTTCACTATTGGCTTTCTAATTAAACGGGAGAAAGAGGGTTACCTAGTGGCCCAGACTTGGTGCCCGAGTGACAAAGCCAACCTGATCTTCATCCCCAAAGGCATGGTCAACAAGCTGACAATTTTGGGTGATCTCAAGTGAAGGGGAAGAATCTTACTGACGAGCAGATGATTGAGGCCATCCATGCGTACAAAAGATTCCGCTCCAGTATCAAGGCGGCCAACCACCTAAAACTTCCCCGCTCTACATTTGAGTCTAGGTTGATTGCTGCAAAGATGCGTTTTCCCGAGATGCTGGCGGATCAGCAGGCAGACAAACCAAATGAGTTCACAGTCATGGCCCTGCCAAACGATGACCTCGACATTGAAGACCTGGTTGAGCTGCGCATCAAATCGTTTGGCAAGAAGCGGGACTTCCATGAGGCCACCCGACTCATCCCGGTCAAAGTCAAGATTGAAGGTCCCATTGGGATACTTCACTTCGGTGACCCCCATGTGGACGATGACGGCACCGACCTGGAGACCCTGCGAAAGCACTCAGACCTGACCAAGCAGGAAGGCGTTTGGGGGGCCAATGTGGGTGACACCACCAACAACTGGGTGGGCCGTCTGGCCAGGCTGTATGCCAACCAGTCCACCACCGCAGCGCAGGCGTGGAAGCTGGCCGAGTGGTTCATTGGCCGCACCCGTTGGCTGTACATGGTGGGTGGCAACCATGATGCCTGGTCTGGTTCTGCTGACCCGATCAAGTGGATCGCCAGACAGGTTGACGCACTCTACCAACCGACCGAATGCCGGGTGGGTCTGCGCTTCCCCAACGGCAGGGAGTTCATTGTCAATGCTCGGCATGACTTCGCTGGCCACAGCCAGTGGAACCCAGCGCACGGCCAAATGAAGGCAGCCATGATGGGACACCGGGATCACCTGATGATCTCGGGGCACAGGCATACCAGTGGGTACGGGGTGGTCAAGGACGGCAGCACCGGGCGCATCTGCCATGCAATCCAGGTGGCCAGCTACAAGCTCTTTGACTCTTATGCCAAGGAAAAGGGATTCCGGGACCAGACCTTGTCGCCTGCCTGTTTAACAGTTATTGACCCAGCCCTTGACGAGACCCACCCAGACGCTATCAAATTGTTTTGGGACCCCGAGGTTGGGGCAGAGTACCTCGCCTGGAGGCGCAGCAAGTGAACCCTTTAGCAATCGTTGAGATTGGTGCCCGACTCCTCGACAAGATCATCCCAGACAAAGATGCCAGAGAGAAGGCGCAGGCAGAGTTACTCAAGGCAGCCCAAGACCAAGACTTCCAGAAAGCCATGGGACAGCTTGAGGTTAACAAGGCAGAGGCCCAGCACAGCAGTCTTTTTGTGGCTGGCTGGCGGCCTGCTGTGGGCTGGATATGTGTGGTCGGTCTGGCCTATAACTTCCTTGCCTATCCCCTGCTGACCTGGTTGGTGGCGGCCACTGGTGCCGAGATTAATCCACCACCTTTGCTATCCGAGAACTTGATGGAGTTGGTGCTGGGGATGCTGGGCCTGGGTGCCATGCGCAGCTTTGAGAAGTTTAAGGGCGTGGCTAGATGAACTGGGGCAAATACTTTACCGAGGCAGAGTTTAAGTGCAGCCACTGTGGCGTGGCCAACATGGACCAGGCGTTCATTGCTAGGCTCAATGAGCTGCGCCAGGAGTGCGGATTCCCTTTCCGGGTGACCTCTGGCTACCGATGCCCAGACCATCCCGTCGAGGCCAAGAAGGCCACCTCCGGGGCGCATACAACCGGCAAGGCGGTGGACATAGCAGTCGATGGTAGACAGGCGCATGAGCTACTAAGGCAGGCCCTGGACATGAACTTTAAAGGGATTGGGGTGCAACAAAAGGGGGCCGGTCGGTTCATCCACATTGATGACTGGGCTGCACCCAACCGGCCTACAGTCTGGTCTTATTAAGTATCTCTCGCAGATGGCAAAGGGACTTCACTCTGCTCCAAGTTCTGTTCTGCGTTTCACCAATGCCTTTGTATGAACCAAGGATTGCTCGGGCTGTAGCCTGCCAAACATCACCTGATTGGCGTTGCGTAGCTCGACCAGTTTCTTGAGCCTAGTCTCTGGGGTGGCGTTGCCTGCCTTGGCCACCTTGTCTGCAAGCTCTTCGTACCTCCCCGCCCAGGTCGCATAGTCCTCGCAGGGAATGTCTGGCTTGCCTGGTACACCCAGTGCCCAGGCGTACTCCTTGACCTCCACCTCGGTGTGGCTGGCCGCCTCCTCCTGGAGTTGCTGGTTGACTTGTTCGACCTCGACATACTCCTGCTGCGGGTCATTTTGCTCAACATCCTGCGCAATTTCACTCATAGCTATGGCATCCAAGGGGTTGCGTGGTTTGGCTGGGGTGATGTCTTTGGCTGGGCGTGCCTCATCCGGGAAATCCTGCGCCTCCTCTGCGGTGATGAGGCCTTTGAGAACATCCGGGAAGGCATCCCGCAGGGCAAACCCTCTCGCACGCATCTGAAGCATCCTCCTGGGATAGGCCTGCCAAGGCCCTGCCTTGCCCCATAGACCCGCTCTCTTGGCATCCTCGACGCTGAACTTGGCCACCACAGGGGAGCGGCCCCTGCGCTTGGCTATGCAGACGGCCACCGGGTTGGCTGTGCCCTCCCCTTCGATAGTCTCATCAATCCCCTCGCACACTGCGCTGGCCTGCACCAGGGCCATGGCTGCATCCCCGTATACGCTCGGCTTGCCGTTGATGACCGAGATATTCTGCAAGGCCTGCAATGGTGCCAGGCCAATCTCTCGGCCCCACTGCATGGCCACCAGTACATCCTCTGGCTTGCCCTGATACTGCCGGGGCACCATCTGACTCTTTGACAGCATCTCCGAGAACTGCATGGCCTCTGTGAGGTTGGTAGGGGCGAACCCCTGTTGCACTATGTTGCTCATCTTCAATCTCCTGTAAAATAAGGTCTTTTCCAGAGCATCCGTAAGGTCTCGGTTGCTCCCTTCTGCCGCAGCTCTGCGATAGTCCAGATGCGCCCACCGGGGCTGACGAAATAGTTATTGGTGAGGTAGTGCGGGACGATCACAATGCCATCCAAAACAAAAGCTTTCTGTGCGAATTTTTCTGCCTTAGAACCGGCCCAACCCAGCCCATCCCAGCCCATTATTTGGTCTCCTTTTGTTTGGCCTTGAGTCTGGCAACTTCATCTTCAAATGCGGTTGCGTTGCGAACTGTCTCAAGCACTGCCTCCAGGCTGGCAATCCAGTCTTCCAACATATCAATGCGAATCACTTGATCTTTTGAAAACAGGTCGGCATTTATATGGGCTTTGCCCTCCCCGCTGCAACAATCGTAGGTCAATGTCACAAGGGCTTCCTCATCTTCAATGCTCATTATCTGACCTCCTTGAAGGTGAGGGTGGACTGGCGCACAGAGTGGGCTTCCTTGGCAGGCACGACACGCTCTGGCACCGCTTTGTAGTGACGCATAGGCCAGCGCACCTCCCAGTCCCCAGAGCGGCCTACAGTGGCATCCCGCAGCATATTCTTGAGGTTGGTCTCGGCCCTCTCAATCATCTCCTCCTGCCGCCTGATTTCCGACTTTGCAAAGGTGATGGTGCCGATCAACTGCTGGGTGATGTCATTGTCGAGCGTGACCACAATGTCCTCGGCCTGCGACCAGGTGCGGTTGGCATCCTTGGTGTTGGCTGGCGGGTAGTAGTCAATGGCACCTTCGACCAGATATCGGTCAACCCTGCGCTGGAAGTCGATCACGGCCTTGGCAATCTCCACACAGGTGGCAGCGTGCCGCTTGAACAGGAAGATGCGCAGGCGGGACCCCTTAAACAGCGTGCAGACTGCGCCCCAACTGGCAGCCATGATGTCCATCTGCGCCTGGAGCTGGAGCGGCCCCTGATACAGCGGTGGACTATCGGCTGGCTCAATGGCCGTGTTCTTGGCCTCCATCACCCCGACCCCGTTGAGGGCAATCTCATCCCCATCCATCACATAAATCCCAGCGTCCGGGTTGTGCTTGACCAGCAGGCCATTGCCATCTGCTGTGCCATCCAGCGAACAGGCCAGCTTGATTAACGGGTGGGAGTAAGGGTCCGGGTGGTCGAGGTCTAGGTGGGTAAGACCCAGGCGCAGGCAGGCCTGCTCGAGGATAGTGGTCTCCAACAAGTTGCCCCAATCCGCTGGCTCACTGTCTTCCAGGTCTGGGCGTGGCTCACCCTTGTGGGCACCGATGACCCGCAGCAGGCAGTCATTGGGTGATTGATAAGGGCTGTGCCCCATGATGGCCGGGACTATGCTGGCCGAGGCCATAGTGTCTGGCGTGACTTTACCTACCATGTTTTTTCTCCTTTGCGAGGGTATATCGGGCGAATACTTTGCCGTCTTGGCTAACTATAGTGCTGACAATGTTGTGCCCTCGCTGCCGCAGATCCCGCACCCGTGCAGCGAGGCGCAGGCACCCGCAACCACGCAGGGCATCCATGGCTGTAACTGGCCCTTCTTGTAGGGCGGCCAGTACCCATTCATTCTGTGACATCACGCACCCAGCAGGAACAGGACTGCCAGCATGGATAGGATCATCACAGCGAACCCGGCTGCCTCGGCTAGTGGATACCACCAGGGCTTATAGAACAGCAGGCGGTGGTCTTCTGGGATTTGGTCTTTCTTCATGCGTCTTCTCCTTAAGCAGCACGGGCCAGCAGGCGGGATACCTGTGCGCTGTGCCATTGGGTTGAGCCGGTGCTTGTTTTAATACCCCGCTCGGTCAGACCGGCAGCAATCTGGCGGGTAGTGGTCATGCCCATGGACTTAAGGTCACGGACAATGATGAGGGCCTGCGGGTCGACCTGTGAGGTGGCTGCAAGCTGGGCGGCACGAGCTTGGCCGCCTGCCTTAGAGTTAGCACTGCCAAGCTTTACGCCACGGGTCTTGGCTACGGCCAGGGCCTCCTTGGTGCGCTTGGAGATGATCTTGCGCTCAAACTCCGCAAAGGCGGCCAGCATGGTCAGCATGAGGCGGCCAGTGGGGTCATTGGGGTTGATCTCTGGAAGGTCAACGAACCGTACGCAGATGCCAGAGTCAACGATTGACAGGATCATCTTGACATCACGGGCAAGGCGGTCGAGCTTGGCCACAATCAGGGTGGCACCAGTGGACTTGCACTCAGCAATGGCCTTGGCAAGCTCCGGGCGGTCCTTCTTGCCGCCTGACTCGACCTCGGTAAAGGCTAGGTCAGGGTCGGTGCCCAGGAACCGCTTGACGGCCTCCTGCTGGGCCTCGAGGCCAAGGCCAGAGCGGCCCTGCTTGTCGGTGGATACTCGGTAGTAGGCGATGTGCATTTGAATCTCCTTAGTTGGTAGTTCAGTAATGCGATCCTCTTGCTAGGCGATATCTCTGTCAACCTGTTTCTGTATATCCCCTACAACTTTGCGGGGCTTTACCCTGTTGCACCTGTGGATAACTTGGGATATCTTCCCGATATCAGGAGGAGTGCTATGCAAAAGAGACCAAAGCTTCAACCATTCCTGGTGCGCCTGCACCCGGACACCCGTGCCTTGCTGGACCGAGCTACAGAAGAGCAGAGAAGGTCCAGGGCGGCCATCATTGATGAGGCCATCCGGGAGATGCTGGAAGGCCAATACAAAGGCATAGATGAGCGTTTGAATAGTTTCCTTGGAGCGAACCATGAATGATATTTGTGAGCGGCTCACTCCTGCTGCTGTGACTGCCCACCCACTAATCCTCGAGGAGGCCAAGCATATAATCATGCGCCTCCGACAGGATTACGACAGGGTGCAATGTTGGAACCACCAGCTTCAGCAAGTGGTGGCCCAACAGGCAGCGCAGGAGCAGGCCGGTGAGCGGTAGAGCCAGCAGGAATAAGGGCGCAACCGCTGAGAGAGAACTGGCAGCAATGCTGTCAGATGAACTCGGCTTCCCGATCAAAAGGAAACTGGGACAGGCTCGGGAGGGTGGCGATGACATACAAGTCGAGAACTACCGGCTAGAGGTCAAGCGACGGGAGAAGCTGGCCATTGAGTCCTGGTGCAAACAGGTCGAGGATGTGGCTGGACCTGGCGAGTGGCCGGTGGTGGTCTTCAGAAGATCAGGCCAGAAGTGGCGTGCAGTGGTGCCCATTGAGCTGCTCATCAAGGCCATGCGAGAGAAACTTTAGTGGGTAATGAGTTGAGCAAGAAGGCAGGCCAGGCGGCTGCCATTGTCACTGGGAAGCGGTTCTGTAGTCATTGCCAACAGCAAAGGCCAGCAGAGACTGGCAAGTGGTTGGTGAGTGCCAATGGGCTTAACAGGCGGTGGAAGTGCGGTGCCTGCGTCGAGAAGGCAAAAGAGAGGGCGGAGAGCAAGTGAGATATCTATCGGTATGTGCTGGCATTGAGGCCGCCACCTGTGCGTGGCATCACATGGGCTGGAAGCCAGAAGCCTTTTCAGAGATTGAGCCGTTCCCATCTGCGGTGTTAGCTCATCACTATCCCGATACCCCAAACCTTGGGGATATGACCAAATATAAGGAGTGGAATCTTGGTGCAATTGACCTTCTTGTCGGAGGAACCCCTTGTCAATCATTTTCAGTCGCTGGACTCCGCAAGGGATTGGCAGACCCTCGTGGAAACTTGGCCCTCGTCTATCTTGGAATTGCTGACCTGTTCAAGCCCAAGTGGATCATCTGGGAAAATGTCCCTGGTGTTCTGTCATCAAACGGAGGACGGGACTTTGGTTCCTTCGTCGGGGCGTTGGCTCAACTCGGGTATGGGTTCGCATATAGAGTGCTTGACGCTCAATGGTTCGGAGTGGCCCAGCGACGCAAGCGTGTGTTCGTTGTCGGATACCTTGGAGACTGGCGACCTGCCGCAGCGGTTCTATTTGAGTCCTCGAGCCTGTCAGGGAATCCTAAACCGAGCAGAGAGAAGGGGGAAAGAGTTGCCCCAACAGTTGTACAAGGCCCTCCGTTCAGTCGCACAGGAAATCAACGAGTAGAGTGCGAGGCGATTGTGCCAACACTTGCAAATTGCTTGCAAACAACTTGCAACGATTATTCACGGGCAGATGGTTTTAACATGATTGCCCAGCCAATCCCCTACGACCTTCACCAAATAACCGCTCCTGTAAACAGGCAAGCAAGATCACCAGGTGATCCTTGCCATACCCTAGCCAAGCAGAATGCCCACAACGCTGGGATTGTGTCTATTCAAGGAAACCTGATTGGAAGGGAAGCAGGCGGCCCACAGGGGGTTGGTGCATCCGATGAGGGGGTCATGTATACCCTGACCAAAGCAGATGTGCATGGGGTGGCGCAGCCTATCGCCATTCAAGACTGCCGAGCGGTTGAGAAAGCCCAGAATGGCAAGGGTTGGAACGATGAAGGGACTGCTTACACAGTAGACACCCATGCTACGCAGGGAGTGGCGCAACCTGTTGCTCACGGCATATTTAACGAGGTTGCGGATACTGTCACTTGCAAGTTTTCAAAGGGTGCGGAGCTCCTGCAACAAGGCGCACAAAATGGCGGGAATTGCGTATATCACTCTATGGCAGTCCGAAGACTCACCCCTCGAGAGTGCGAGCGTCTACAGGGCTTTAGGGACGATTACACGCTGATCCCTTGGAGAGGCAAGGAAGCACCTGACGGGCCTCGCTACAAGGCTTTGGGCAACTCTATGGCGGTTCCTGTTATGAGATGGATAGGGGAGAGGATCAATGCACTCGGAGGGGCAAAGTGAAGAAGACGAGAGACTCAAGTGTTATGCGTGCGGGGAGATCCATGAAAACGCCAAGCTTGTTGCTACGATTGATGGACGGGTTATGGGCAATTATCAGGAAGCTTGGTTTCGGTACAACGAAGCGGTCTGGGTCCTCAAAACCTATCGTTCCAAGCGTACCCGGACAACCTACTTGGACTCCGTCGGGGAAAAGCGAGGCCAAGCGGCCAGGGCAGCACTGAGGGCAGAGATGCTGCTGGTGTGGCAGTGGAAAGAGGAGAGGAAGAAGTGAGAGACCCGTTCAAAATCGATTATGAGACCTGTATCAGCTTTTCTGGGGGTAGGACATCAGCCTATATGCTGTGGCGGGTTCTAGAGGCCAATGGAGGCCTTCCTGACCATGCCAAGGTGCTATTTGCCAACACCGGCAAGGAAGATGAGGCAACGCTGCATTTTGTGGACCAGTGTGCCAAAAATTGGGATGTAAACATTGCTTGGTTGGAGTACAAAAGCGATGCCCCTAAGTATCGGTTGGTCAACTTTCAAACAGCCAGCCGCAATGGTGAGCCATTTGAGGCCTTGATTAAAAAGAAGAATTACTTGCCTAATATGGTGGCTAGATTCTGCACTGCGGAACTCAAGGTTCTGACGATTGATAGATATCTCAAAACATTTGGTTGGGATGACTACGCAACCATGGTCGGCATCAGGGCTGATGAGCCAAGGCGGGTGGCCAAGATGCGTGGCAACAAAGACATCAAACTTACCCCGTTGGCAGATGATGGGATTACCGAGGCTGATGTTTGGTCATTTTGGGACAAGCAATCTTTTGATCTTGAGTTGCCAAAGGTGAGCGGTGCATCAAATTGTGACCTTTGTTTTCTAAAGGGTGCTGGCATTGTCATGGGATTGATTGCACAAAAGCCGGACAGGGCTATCTGGTGGGCAAGAATGGAAGAGGAGGTGGGTGCTAGATTTAGATCGGACAGGCCTTCCTATGCCGAGATGATGAAGTACTCCAAGGATCAACAATCTCTGTTTACAGACGAGACCATCCCCTGCTTCTGTGGCGATTGAATGTGCAACCAGTCGAGTTCACCCTACCCAAGCGCAGGCCCAAGGTGGAGCAGAAGGAGGCCCCACCAGACCGCAGGAAGGTGGCTGTGCTGCCCATCAAGGCAGTGGCAGACAAGCGGGTCACAGATGGGATGTTCCGCACCCTGGCGGTGCTGTGCAGCTACTGCAACCGGGCAGGCATTACCTGGGTCAGCACAGAGCGGATGGGCAAGGACATGGGAGTCACCAAGCAGGCCATCAGCAAGCAATTAGTTAAGCTCCAGAAGGTGGGCTATG